GGGTCTGGCTGCCGCACAGTCGGACCCGGCCCCATGCTTTCAGCGGAAACAACGATACAACCCTCAACGAAAGGATCAAAAATGCAGAATGAAGATGCGGGTACCGCCACCGAGCCAGTCGGGCCAATTAAGAAGAAATCTATTATCGAACAATTCACCGAGGAAATTGCAGTGCGGAGCGTGCTGCTGGAACGAACGATAGCTCTCCACGAGTACCTCACGACTCAGCCAGAACTCGTCGCCAAACTGGAGGAACTGGGCGCAGACATCTATCTCTGACCCCTGAAGCCTGACGTGGCAGAAATCCTCCAGATCATGGCAAAGTGGGGGCTTGCATGAATAACCTGAACCCTAAGATGGAGGGTATGCCACCGGACACAATCACGCTTGGATCATCGGTGGGCCGTGTGCCAAAGGCCATCAGGATCAAATCGCCGGAGTTGAGCCCCCGGCAACAAGCGCCAGCGGTCGCGGGCGAAGTCACCGCATAGGATAGCGTACTGACGACAAACAACCCGGCGGGCGGGGAGCCGTAGGAACCGGCGATAGCAAATGACACCGAATCTGCCCCGCTTGCCGGGGAATCGAAAAGGAGGATGGATGAGGCAACTCGAAATTGAAGTGTCGGCTGAGACTGGCGGATTCCGAATCATCTGCCAGGTCGTCGATTACAACCTCGACAAGGCGATCATCGCTACCAGCGGAGCCGTCTGCTCCACCTACTCGCAGATCTCAACGCGCATCAAGGCTCTGGTCACGGTGGCGCAGGAGCACATGCAGCCAATCGACCCGAAGTAATCCACGCGGCACTATTGCCGCAAACAGGAGGGCTATGCCGAAAACGAACGAAGCGAAAATCGAGCCGGAAGTTGCGCCAATGCCCGAGATTACCATCGAATCCAAGAAGGAGCCGACAAAAACGCCGATCATCAAGTCCAAGCGCTGGCTACGCTATGATTTCAAGCAGAATGAGATCGTTGACCAGAGTAAGGCACTCGCACAGAACATCGAGCGAGTTGCGACCCTCGACTCTGAACTCGACAGCATCAAGGCCACCTATAAGGCCAAGATCGGATCGGCCGAGAGTCACATCACTTTGCTTTCGCAGGCCGTAAACAAGGGCTACGAAATGCGGGACATCGAATGCATTACCGAAATGCACGCGCCGAAGAATGGCTGGAAGACCACCAGCCGCGTCGATACGGGCGAAATTGTTGAGACTGAAAAAATGGATGCTCACGAGATGCAGGAACAACTGCCGCTTGGTGGCGATGCGGATGATGATGATGACGATGGCTCAGAAAGTGAAGGCGAATGATGCGAACTCTCACCAGACCCGAAAGCGCGGTCCTCGCGTGCGTCCCGGAATCGACACGCGCCGCATTCATGCGATCCGGGACTGTCAAGCAGGGGGCCGCAGATAGACATAAATACCACCCCGCAACCGTCGAGGCCGTCTGGTTACGCCTGATTGCGAGCGGTCTCATCGAAGAGACCGTGGGTTTCTGCCGCCGGACGGCGGATGGCGACATGGCGTTGGAACCACAAGGAATAAACGTATGACCACGCTCAGACTCGCGCATAATCATACGATCTGTCACTGCCAGAGTTGCGAGCGGCTGAACCGGTCACATGTTCGGCAAGTGGTGGCGATTTATCTGCCCCGTGCGATCGCGGCGTTGTTCGGCGGGTTCATCCTCTACCACCTGATCCGCTGGATGGTGGCGGGGTTTCCGGGCTTGCTCAGAATTGGAGGAATGTGATGAGAGACGCATACGATCAGACAGTCAATGCCATTTCGGCGGGTGCTTCCGAACTCGCCGATCGAATCCGAGAGTTGGAATCCGAGGTCGCCGAATTGAAGTCGGACAACGATTCCCTCATAAAGATGGTTGCGACCTTGCAGGATGATCTGAAGGACGCGATTGAGGCGCTGGACAATAAAGCCGCCAGTGCGGTGAAAGAATGAACGAAGCCCTGACGTGTTACTCGCCGAGGCTTCTGCCAGTTCGGAGGGCAAATGACTAAACAGGCGCTTGCGATCTGTCGTGTTGCTAAACGTCACGGTTACGTTCTCGAACAAGAACAGCCAGAGATCAGATTATTGATTTTCAGCAAGGGCAGTGTTCAGGTGAACGTCTACTGGACACGCATGACCGTTTCTACATGCCTCAGACATCCTACGCTGGGAAAGACGCAATTGTTTCGACGTGAGGTTTCGCTGACGTTGCTGGACAAAATTTTCGAGAACCCACGAGTCCATACGGATAAGGGATATCGAAAGAAACGAAGCCCCGGCCAGCACTCAGTGACCGGGGCCACAACGCAAGAACAACCGAAAGGAAGATACTCATGGGAACAGATCAGTCAACAGAAAAAACGTGGGGGGAACGAGTCGATTCATTGTGTGACAGCTATCTCCAGAATGGCCGGGAGGAGGAGCGTCTAAGAATCTCGGAGTGGCTTCTGGCTTGCGGCCAAGGGGACTTGGCCCGGCGAATCCACGATGGGGAACATTTGAGATATGGGTTTCCGTTGATCGCGGCGGAGAACCAGGTCGTGCATGAGGGGGACGGATTCCCCGATCCGCCGGATCCCGGCATGTCGGATGAGGGGCAAGAAGCGGACAGAGAGGCGGCACACCATGACGCGTGAGGAATGGCTGGTGGAGCGCCGCAAAGGGATCGGGGCAAGTGACGCTGCGGCGGTTCTCGGTCTAAATCCCTATATGGGGCCGGTCGCCGTCTACAATGACAAGATCGGGATCGGCTCGGAAGTTGTCGAAACGGAAGCCATGAAGTGGGGCCGGAAGTTGGAACCGTTCGTGGCCGATGCGTTCATGGATCGTCACCCGGAATACCGGCTGGTCACGCCCCCTGAATATCACATGGTGTGGCATCCCCAGTTGAAATTCATTTTCTGCACGCCGGACCGGTTCCTTGATCCGATCAACGGCGCTCCTGCTGCGGGGTTGCAATTGAAAACAGTGGGTGGCTACGCCATTCGCCACTGGCCGGAAGATAATATGCCAGACCGGTATCTGGTTCAGTGCATCCATGAGAATGCCTGTAATCCAGAGCGGAGCGTTTGGTTTCTTGATGCGCTGGTTGGCGGCCAGGCTGAGCGCGAATATCGGATCGAGCGCGACCTGGCGCTGGAGCATGAAATACTCCGTCGGCTCTCGGCCTTTTGGGAGGACCATGTAATTGCCCGTGTTCCGCCGCCATTGGATTCGACACCGGCGAGTGACCGGCTGCTGAAGCATCTGTACCCGGCTGCGGGGCAATTTGTTCGACAGGCCACAGCACGGGAGGCCGCCCTCTTGGATGAATTCCGCGAACTGAGAATTCGGTATTCGGGAGTCGAGGAAGCCTATGATGCGATCGAGAACCGGGTCAAAGAACTGATCGGCACTGACAAGGGCCTGGACTGGATTGGCGGCCGGGTCCTGTGGGGGTCTGTCAGCGGTCGCAGAAGGACGAATTGGAAAGCTGTGGCCGATGCATTGAACGCGCCCGCAGAGGTCGTCGAGGCGCACACTGAAGTATCGGCGCCGTTGCGCCGGTTCACCGTGAAACTGAACGAGGATGAATCCAATGGCTGAGACAACCGCCGTCGCTACTACGGCAAAACACAGGGCAATTGCCGCCCTGACGAATGACCGCGTACTCTCTGCAATTAAGAGTGTCGCCACGAAGCACATGACCGCTGAGCGGATCGTCAAACTGGTGGTCGGGGAATTTTCTCGCAATCCAAAACTTGCCGATTGCACCCCTCAGTCGATCATCCTTTGTGCTCTCGCTTTCTCGCAACTGGGATTGGAACCTGGACTACTGGGGCACGCATACATGATTCCTCGCAAGAACAAACACAATGAGAATAAGTTGGAGGCCAATTTCCAACTTGGATACAAGGGGAAGATCGCCCTGAACTTCCGATCTGAGATGTTTGAATTCATCCACGCCGAAGTAATCTACCGCGATGACCGATTCGAGTACGAATACGGGTCGTCAGCATTTTTGCGTCATGTCCCGAATCCCGATTCCGAGAATCGCAAAGACTCTGATATTGTGGCCGCCTATGCCATTGCCCACCTGAAGGGTGCGACGCGCCCCGTCTTTCGCGTCATCACCCGCAAGCAGATCAATGAGCATCGGCGCAAATCGCAGACGGCGGATAGCGGGCCGTGGGTTGAGCATTTCCCGAAAATGTGTTGCAAGACGGCCATTCACGAAATTGAAACCTACCTGCCCATGTCTACCGAGGTCGCCACGGCGCAAGCACTCGAAGAGAAATCGGATGAGGGCGAACTCTCATTTGCGGATTTCGGCGAAGTATCGGTGGAGGATGCGCTCGTCAATCCGGTCACCGAATCCAACGGTGGAACCGCTGGCCTGAAGAACAGATTGGATGTCCCATGACTGACACTCCCGATTCCCGGATCATTCCGGGAATGGACCCGACGCCGACAGATGACGAACGCAGG